GGCCGGAGGCTATCTCGATCAGCTTTTTTATTATTTGATTGAGCGTCATGTTTCTTTAAATAAGCTTTCAGAAGCTTTTGAATTTTGTTAGTATATTGTCCATTCATCTGCAACAGGATAAGAACTCATATTTATACCACTTTGGCACTTCCTTACGGCTTACGTCAGTATTCCCCAAATAAATACCAATCTCAAAGGATGTGCGCTTTGGTACAAAAGTATCCGTACGGCTTCCGGGATTGATATATTCCTGAAACTTATTCCCCTCGCCCGCTTCCTGAATCAAATACCTGATAAGTCTTTCCAAATACCATTCCGCACGATTCTTAAACTTGGCCGTAAAATCATCAATCTCTGAACTGCTCACCGCTTCGCTATTCTCCGTAGTCTTTCGAGTAAGGCCTTTATTCCACAATTGGAAGCTTAATGCCGGTGCCAGTTCGCTAATGGTATAATGTATTAACGGATCGCGGATATAGTCTTTAAGCAGCGTTATTTCATCTGCACTTAGATTATTGTTATCAATGCCATCCTGCAGCCTTTCATATAAAGCAGTCCCTAACACCGGAAGCAGATACATTTCCTGCACCGCCTTAATCTCAGGTATAATCATTTTGCTATCAATATTCTTATGTACGGCTGACCGCTCGTAAATATTTTCAGGACTGACAAATAATATATCTCTCATTATTTTTCTTTTTTCATTACTACGTTAGATACCCAGTTATGACGGCATGATTTTGAACGACTTCCATCAGGTTGTGTCCACCATCCACCACCCCGATCAAATACGCTATAACCTAATCTCCGGCTCATGCTTTCAATCTCAGCACGTGACCATAACTTATCCATCTGCATAAGACGTGCGCAAAATGGCCTGTTTCTGTTATCCTGCGGACCTTCATAAGAATATAGAATCTTAAAGTTTAAAGTCTCCGGCTCAAGCTTTGGTATTTCGGGACTTGTTCCCGGTGCCACTTCTTTGACTTCAGCAATCTTCTCTTTTTGGTCTTTAATAATTTGGCTTGCAATGGATTCCGTCAGTACCCTTTCAACTACCTGATCAGGGCCAACAGCTTTCACCTTACTTTTGATTTTGCCAATCCTTTCGAGATTACTCAATATTTGATTAACGGAAGGTAATTCTAATCCCAAAACATCACTAATAACCGATGGAGTGATGCGCTTATCTTTACGTATCAAATCCATTATATCCAATTCAACCTGACTTAAAAATTTAAATTCATTCTCTATGAACAAAAATTTATTTTTTTTTACAATCAGATAGTCATTCTTAGGCTCACCACATTTTGAAAATTCAGCAAGCAATAATTCATCCTTCTCATGACTGCTGAACTCCATGCCATTATCTATTGCAAGCATTGTATTCACTTCGTCATCATTCAATCCCAAACTGCTCTTTAATAACAATTTAGCTTGCTCCTGACTGATCTCCCCCTTCTCAAACTTCCTGATGATACGTGTTAAGCTCTGCCATTGGCGGCCGCTCAAGTTCTTTAAATTCTCATTAACGGTCATCGGCTGCGATTGTGGTGCAACCCCTTCCGGCTGTGCAATCTCAGGATATAAGCTCGCATCAATTCCGATCTTTTCCAATAGCCATTTTTTAGGAGCGATCTGCAGTAATGTTTGCTCGCTAAATTCCACACCAATCGGCTCAACGGGTATTATCTTATGCTCCTGACCTGTGATCTCTTTAAATAGCAATTCAAGCGCCTGCTGCTTGTCATTTACATAAGTTGACTTCATGATCTCATAAGCATCACGAATCTCACTACGGCCACCTAATTGCCCTTCTACGCGAATACCAAACAACATCGGACTAACTACCTGATGACCGCAGAATATCTCTTGCTGAACGCTTTTAGATAGTATATCAAAATGCTTATCTAATTCCGTACTGCTAAGGTCGTCTAACTGTGGCCGCTTTGCAGGATCTTTACCAAAGTTCAAAACAATATTACCAGCATTCTCACTCCCCGTAAACTTACTTTTGAAACCCTTCTCAATCTCGCGCTTCTCCTCTTCCGTAGGGATACCCTCAAAGAAACTAATCATCTTTGAAGCAAACATACCATTCGTTATTGTACTTAAATGGTACTTACTGATCTCTATATCGGTCTGAATGGCATTAAGCGCACCCATATAACCCGGATAAGAATAAGTCTCTACGCCCGGTCTATATTCTTTATAATAAAGTATCTGAGTCTGATTGCGTAGTAACTGAACATCCAATTTAGGATTATAAGCTGCGAACACCTTCGGCTCGTCATTTTTTTTGTAGCTATCCCAATCCTTTACATAAAACTGCGTATTGTCTTTGCTCGATCTTACTTTATGATAAGGCACATGATAAAATGCTCCGATCGTGCCCGCCGCATTGTATTGAATCTCTAAATAACACCCGCCAAACACTTCAATATCCAAACATACTTTTTTAAGTATTTCATTGCAGTTTTCATAAGGGTTTGCCTGTACTATATGATCAAAACCTTTGCCGGTTATGTAATTAACCTTACCCAACACAATGCCATTATGTTTGCTGCTTTTATTGAACATCGTCAAAAGCATATTCGGGAACTTATTATCCTCCCCAAATAACACCCATCCCTTATTAGGTAGCTCCTTCATTACGGGAACTTTCACATCGGCAAACTTTATAAAAGAAACACTATGTCGCATCATATACTTTAAATGTTGTTGGATTATCGTATTTCGTTGTCGTTACATCCTGACCATCGGATAAAAACATTAAACCCGTTTCAATGATAGCACCAGCGTTTGCCTCATTCAAATTAGAAGGGCTTGCCTGCTCATATATCGTATAAGTAAACCATCCCTCTTCCTTTGTTGCAAAGTATGTATTGACTACTACATCAAACTCATTATACCTATCTTTGTAAAGGCTTTGGTCTGCGGAATTCACAAGCACAAACTTTACCTTTTCGTTAGTAGACCGCGATTGAAAAACGCAAAGATAATTAGCATCTAAAATAGTCTGCTTTTCTTTTAGCGTTAAATAAATCGTATCAGTATTTCCTTTTGTGAACTTTATCATTCTTTTATAAATACCTTTAAACAAAAACGCCCGCCTATTTAAGGCAGGCGCTTAACCATTAATCATCTATTCTTAACCGGCAGTCTGTAAAGCATTGGCCACAGTGCTATTCACTTCGTAAAGTTGGTCAGGCTCTTTGCCTACAAACACTAAGCTATAACCTGAACGATCTCCAAATGCAGTTCCGCTTCCGCTTGTACTTCCTGACATATCCAGTCCTCTTTCTTTACCAAGCATCCAATACTTGTTATTGTTATCCTTAACAACTGCAACCAGAATGTTTTGAGCCAATAATTTCAGTTCAGTATTGATGGATGCTGAAAGCTTGTTAACTACGATGGTAAGATTTTGTTCAAAAAACAAAGTGCCATTCTCAGTTGATACTGTTGGATTGTGAGTGAAAGATCCGGTCTCTTTTGGCAATTCATACTTCCAGAAACGCTTTCCGCTTGCCTTAGTAAGTCCGGTAACAACACCGGATGCAGAAACAATTCCGCTTACATTGGCTAACTCAATAAAGTAGACTTCGGTTATACCACCGGCTGAATCTTTACAATCTAAACTATATCCTTGTGTTAATGCGCAGGGCATGATATTATGTTTTAAAAAAGGGCGGCTATTGACCGCCCTATGTTATTAATTAATTACGCTTCGAACTTGACAATCTCATCAGGGAAGGCAAACTGAATCCCTATTTTGAATGATGCGCTAAACTTAACGTTTCTGTCATCCTGAGAATACCACATTTCAAAGTTATCTTCTTCCCCTTGAAGGTCAACACCTAAGAAGATATTTGACATTCTGAAAGCATATACATCGTTAGTGTCAGTCAAACCATGTACAGGGATTACGCTGTAGTTAGTACCTGGAACTTTGAATTCAGCGGCAGGAGGAGTGTTTACACTTCCGGGATTGTAGTGATATAAATTAGCATCAACATACGCCTGAATCAGCAGATCGTAAACATCCCATCCGCAGAAGATGCGAACATCAGTTTTGCCTTTGATACGTGCAGGCAGAGCTTTGATAACAGCAAGGATTGCACCTTTTGCCTTTGTAGTTGAATCGATACCTGTGATAGGAGCACCGGCACCATAAAAACCAGTTACGTTAGCATTTACAACGCTACCACCGGCATCAGATACCAGTTGTTTGATACCTTTGAACTTATTTAAAAGTCCGTTAGTACCGCCATATCCGCTACCTGTTGCAGTCCAGATGGCAACCTCTAACGCTTCAGCAATCTTACCAGCTTTGCGGGCAGTATATTCTTGAGCGAAAATCATGCTATCGTAGTTAGATCCGGCAGGGAGAGCTTTCTGAAGATAGTAAGCTTCCAAATCTTTAGGACAAAGAATCTCTTGTGTTTTAACTTTACCGACAGTCAAAGTACGCTGAGTAAATTCAGTTGTACCTGATGCGGCAAATCCGCAAGAGCTATCGTCTTGGAAAAATACATCGGTATCCATACGGTTAACGGTCTGAGAGGATTTAACCCCTGTCATAACATTACCTTCGGAAAGGATGAGCTGTTGAGTACGAGCCTCAAACAGCGAAGCAGTTACGAGCTGCTGCTCGTTTTGTTCTGTGTAAGCCGTGAGGCCAGTTACTAAAAATGCCATCTGATTTTATTTTTTAAATTGTGAAACGAATTGAGAATACGAACGAATTTTATCTTCCTTTGTAGAAGCTGAATGTTTTGTAAAGTTGTTAGGTACTTCGGCTGGAGCTTGTGAAGGCACATTTACCAAAGTATCTACCAGATTAATCAGTCCCTGCATGGCTTCGCTTTGTTTAGCAAATGCAGCTTTCAATCCATCATAATCAGTTTTAAGAGCTGAAAAGTTAGATTCATAAGCAGAAAATTTACCCTCCATTTCAGCTATCTTCTTTTTCATCTCTTCCTCTTCTTTTTTCTTTAAATCTTCAGCACCTTCAATCTCGATCTCTACTTTTTCCTCTTCTACTGCTTTGGGCATGATTTCAGCGATAACACCACCTTCAGCTAAAACTACTTTAGTTCCATCGGCCAAAGTATGCTCACCAGCCGGAGCAGGTGTACCATCTTCCAATGTAACGATACCGCCAACCTCTAACTTATCGATCATGATTTTAGTGCCATCTTCCAAAGAATATGATGGAGCTGCAATTGTTTCTTCCTGAAACACCAGCTTTTTAACTTCTTGTAATAATTCGATCGGACTTTTCATAATCATATATACTTATGTTTAAAATTTTTCCCCATTTTACTTTGTAATCAATGCCTGAAAAGCATTACGGCGCTTTTCATTTATCTCTTTGAAATTGTAATATTTATGACAATATTCATGCAGTTTTGCGCCCTGCTCATCCCGTAAACCCTTATCATTTACAAGTCTATTAATATGCTTCAGCCAATCCGACCTATCATGCACATAATTAACCACATCCTCTGGGAAGTCTAAATATGGATGCACCGCGCTGACCACCACCGGCAGCGCCTTACCGGCCGCCTCTAATATTTTGATATTAGACTTGTACTTATTAAAGTTGTTCTTAACCAAAGGGATAAGCATAATATCGGCATATTTAAAAAGCTCATAATATTCAAAGACCTCTTTGCCACGCAGCAAAGTATATGGTAACCGCTTATCCGCTGTGAAGTAGTTAGCCATGCGCCCCCAATAATACCTTTCCGTTTCATTTGAATCGGCATAGCCACCTAA